AAAAATGATTTTATAATCATCGTATTTTTGAGAAGCGCAACTTCTTATGCACTCTGCAAGATAATCTTTTTTATTGTAATTTGGTATAATTATATTAAATCGCATATTCTAAAAATTGTTTTACTCTACTTATATATGTATGGTTTTTCGCTATATTGTCAATGTTTTTCTTTTTTATCTCTCGGACATCTTGATCCATATAGTACAAAGCGTAGTTGTAGTAAGTTTCATAATCATTTGATGTTTTTACATCTGGAAAATATTTACTTAATTGATCGTTTTCATCGCTTATCATTAAGCCATTAATACCCAAACATTTAAATGTTCTTTCGTTTGCGTCTAATTTTAAAGTTCTTTGATACGCATCGTGTATATTTAAACATATTTTAGATTTTATTAAGACTTCATTCTCTGATTCGTGAGAGATATTTTGACCAACTGAAAAAGCGCACTTGAAACCGCCTTTAGAAAAGGGGGTCAAACAAGTTTGCATAATTTTTGCTTTCTCATTGTATCCGTTATTAGCAAATCCACCGACAAAACAAACATCGTATTCGTAATTTGTTGCCTCTGGGTCTGCAATTTTGTAACTCAAATTATCAAATGCCAAGGGGATTGTTTTAACATCCTCCCATATAGTATAATGTTCTTGTTTAACCTCTCCAAAAGTCCATTTTGTTATGTTATTTAAATTATTTAAAATTTTAATAATTTTTTCGTTTAATGGGCACTGAAAATTTGGGTGACTGCCCCAAGGTTGAGGGTATGTATTTGGAGATGCGTATAAAAAACAATGTTTACTTTTTTCTATGTGTTCGATGTTTGATTCGGTAATCATAGAATTAGTAATCATCAACATATAGTCTTGTTTTGTGTCAATTTGCCCTAAAAAATCAATAAATATGGGCTCATACCCTTGGTTTTGCCAAGCTTTAGCGTAGCCGTTATATATCCAATGGCCAGCACCGCTTGTGTGATTTTGAATATACACAATCATATTTTGTTTAATATTGAGTTTAATCTTACTTTAGATGTGTGGTCTTTTAAAAACCTTTTGTAACCTAATTTTGCTATACTTTCTCTTTCGAGATCATTTTCTAAATAATATATTATTTTTTCTAAAGCTTCTTCTTTAGTGTTAAAAGTTACTATTTCTTCATCTAACTTAAATAAATTTTCTATACCATCTATATATTCAGTTAGTAAGAAAGATCCAGAACAAACAGCTTCAAATATTCTAAGCTTCATTTGCCGTTTCTTCTCTGGGTCATTGTTGTTTACTGTTAGATTAAAAACTATTTTAGAAGATCCATAAATTCTAAACACATCTTCATAAGAAACCCCATGAAAATTTTTTATGTCTATACCTGATTGCTGCAAAAATTGAAAAACAGAAGCTCTACTTTCCGTTAGCCCTCCACAAAACCCAACGTTAATTAATTTGTTTGAATTTAAATTAAAAGACTCGTTGCAATGCCAACTTCCTAGTAAAATATTTTCATATCCAATAGATTTGTATTTATTTAAATATTTTTTTTCTGGCGTTGTGCAATACGTAAATTTTTTACATATTTCTTTATTAAAAGAGTCAAATCTCCAAGTATCATCACAAAACCAATTTATAGTTTTGATTTTGCCTTCTTTTGTTATTTTTTCTATTTCGTCTATCGGTTCGTATGGAGTAACCGAAGGATTTCCAGTTAAACAACAAAGTATAACCTCTGGGCTAAATTCGTTAACAATATTATCAAAGCATTTATTAGAACCTTGTATCGTGTCATAAAATATAACTTCATGACCTAACTCTAGCAAGGGGATATAAAAATTAAAATAACTTGCATCAAAAAAGTTTTGACCGTTTCTGCTTAATGTTTTATTAGCTACTACAATTATTTTCATGTCCACTTTTAATTTTATCCCAGAAAATTGATGATGCATTTTCACATTTTTCTTTGAATTCGTCGTAACCAACTTCTTTAAACTCAAGATAAGAACCTATCTTGTTTGGGTTACCTATAATCTCTTTGCACCCACAAATCAAACTCTCCGCAATCATTCTACAGAAGGGTTCGTTTACTATTGGATTATGAAAAATAGAATTACATTTTCTAAAAACTTCTGAGATTTCTTTTTGTGTTTTTGCTCCAAGATACTCTATGTTTTCAGAATTTTGACAAAAATTATTCAAAGATTTTATTGCATGTTCATCACCCCAACCAAATATTGAAATTTTTCTTTCTTTATTAAGTTTTGAAAAATTAATCAAATGTTCGACCCCTTTTAATGGGTGAATAAAACCGCAATAAACTACATCATACTCTTTTTTTGTTTCTTCTTTATAAAAAATTTCCGTATCAATTGGGTCATAAACTATCTCTACATTATTAAAGTAATCGCCATAAAGTTCTCTAAAAAAATCAACATGAAAAGATGAAAGGAAAAAATTCTTTTTAGAATGTTCAAAGAGTTTTTTTCTCAAATCCGAACTCAAATAAGAACAGGAATCATGTTCTACTCTAATATGGTTTTGTTTATTAAAAATAAAATCAATTTTTTCTGGATTATTTTTGCTTATATACTCTAAGTTCGAGCTTATTATAAGATCGAAGTGTTCATAAAAATCCATTGGAGAACTGTCGTAATTATGAAGCTTGATATCGTGACCTAGTTCAATGCCCTTTTTTATTAGTAGGTCATTACTCTGTTGAGCTCCTCCAGGGCTATGATTTAAGCCAAAATCACTTATAAATAAAATTTTCATTTCTTATATTTAAACCACACACAAAGCATGACTATAGCAGATAATAAACTAAGACCATAATTTATCAACCACCAAAAATCAAACCCTACTCTTAGGATTGTATAGGAAATAGCTGAAAGGTATCCAATAACAGAAAGAATAAAGAGAGAGATGCTTACATCTTCAACTTGTTTTGTTTTAAGGCTTTTAATTATTTGTGGCCAGATGCAAGTACTAAAGCATATGGTATATACTAAACCCAAGAATTGTTCCATAAGAATTTATCTTAAGTTATTTCTATCAATTTTCCAATTAGTTCTGTGATTTCTAATCCAAGAAAGTAGAGCATATTCAAAACCTATATCCTTACCCTTTTTTTCAGACTCTATCCATTTGTGGCGCAAAATCTCGTCACGCTCCGCTAAAAATTCTTGGTATAATGTAGAACCAGTAGCGAAGTGTCCAGTCATTTTATTCTTCTTCTTGAATAGTTGGAGCTTCTGATAGTGTTGGGTTAATCGAAAGAAGGGAAGCATCTGACTCAAGTTCGGCTTCTACTTTTTTGCCAGCTTCCCATTGTCTGCATGACCAATATCTTGCTTTATATTTTGGGCCTGGATTTGTATCACATTGATGCCTTGCTCTAAAAGACTTACGACGCTCTGGGTCGTCTCTTTTGATTTCCATATTTGGGTCTCCAAAAGTAACTTTTACTACGTTACCTTTGTCATTTTTTACATAGACTCCAAATTTTTTTTTTGAACCCGATGGAAGTCTGAAGGGCTTATTTAAAGTTTTTTTTTCCTTGGCTTCGACTTCAAAGGTTTCTGAAGCGTCGCCTTCTAGCATTTCTGATTGAGTAGCGCCTGCAGCTAACAAATCAATTCTAGCTAGAGCAAGTTCAACCATAGAAATATCTTTATCTTCTGAAAAGTCTCCTGGACTCCATTCACTGAGTGTAGTTGGTAAGAAATAAACCTCTTCCTCAGAGGCTCTGGCTATATCAGAGTCAGCTTTTCGATAAGCATCCTTAACTTTGCCGCCTCTCATCATTTTAAGAAACATGTTAACTCTAGCCATTGCCCAAGAAGCTCTTGACTGCCCTGGTCTGTGCGAACCAGAAAAAGCGCCTGCACCTCTTCTGTATACTTTCTTAAGCATACCTAGTGTGACTTTTTTGCCAGACTTTTCGTTGTGCTCTTTTACTTTGTTTTTTAAGGATGTTGTAACTTTGTCGCTAAATGTAATTTTTGCTTTAGCTTCTTTAACTAAATCTTTGTCGTCTTTTTTTTCTAGAATTTTTTTAGATTTTTCTTTTGAATCTGGCGAGGTTCCTGCTGAACCAGGTTCATTCTTTGATGATCCCTTTTTGCGCTCTTCTGGTTTAGATGGGGTTTGTGCACCACTTTTAGGGCCAGGTCTACCTGCTACAATTTCTTCTGAAAAATCAAGTTCCATATTATATGTTACACTTTTTTTTAAAAAAAATTAACCCCAAAATTTATATACCACGGCAGCAGCTACGGCCGTCAATAAACCACTAATAAAAATCCAAGTAATTTTATTGAAACCATTCATAAAAGCTCTTGTTTCTGCTACAGATCTTTCCATGTCCATCATTCTGCCATTCATATCTTCTATCTTTTTGAATAAAACATCGGTTAATGTACCAAGTTGAATAAGTTTTTCCTCTGCTCGCGCAATTGAAATAACCGCTTCTGATAATTTATCAACCTTTTCTTCTATTCTCGAGAGTCTATCGTCTTGATCAGCCATTATTTAAAGTCTGTTTACACTTTTTTAGTCCTTTTTTTTAATTTTTCTAGATATTTTTTATATACTAAATTTGCGGACTTTAATCTTTTTTTTGTATCTGGATCTTTTGCATTTTTAGCTGCAAATCGAGATCTCTGCTCCATCGCCATTGTAGCCTGAACTTTGTGAGCGTGTGAACGACCAGATCTTTCAATCTTTTTTATGCTTTCTAATGCTGTCTTCTTGTCCTTAAAACCTAAGCCTTTAATTGTGTCTTTGGGGTCTTCGTCGGTATATAAATCAGAATGTTCCGACTTTGGCCTTTTTGTTCCGTCTTTCTTTTTTTCGGGGATTCTTTTTTCTGCAGCTTTCGCCATTTTTGTTAGCGTGGCAAAATATATAGCTTTTCCTTCTTTTTCTCCGTATTTTTTTATAAAATCAGACATCGGAACTTTTTTCTCTAATTTTATAAGCCTTTCTTTTTGTTCTTTAGTTAAAGCCTCAGATTTGTAATCTCCGCCCCTTTTTTGTCTATCACAGTATTGTTTTTGGCTAAAGCCTTTAGGGTTATTGCAGTCAATGTTTCTTTTGCGCTTTTGACTCCACTTTTCGCCCTTCTTTTCGCCTTTTGCTCTTTCAATCTGTTCTTTTGTGGGCGCACCCTTTTCTCCAGGTTTGCGCATTCTTTCATTAGAACCTCGTTTAATGCGTTCTTTTTTCTTTCGGATGTTTTCCCAAAGACTTGCGTTATTTCTGATTTGGTGTGAAAAATCCAGCTCCATGTAAGTTATTTACACTTAACCAGAGCAAGATTGACATTCTAATAAATTTCTACCTAATTCTTGGGCTGGATTTGTACCTCTTTGATAGTATAAACTTTTAACACCCTGTTCCCAAGCAAATATCATTAATTGGCTAACATCTTTGGGGGATGACTTAGGATGAACCATGATATTTAAGCTTTGAGACTGGTCAATAAATTTTTGACGCTGAGCAGCTTGAATAAGGACTTCTTTTTGACTTATTTCGCCAAATGTTTTAAAAACATCTTTTTCTTCCTTAGAAAAAAATTTCAAATGTTGAACTGAACCTCCTTTAACTAAAATATCTTTCCATACTTGTGGAGTATTTTTTTCTTTTTTCTCTAAAAGATCTTCTAAATAAGGGTTTTTATATGTAAATTTACCTTTGGCTAAATCTTTTACAAAATAATTACTATTTAATGGCTCAATACTTGGAGATACTTGGCCCAAAATAAATGAACTAGAAGTTGTAGGAGCAATAGCCATTGTAGTGACATTTCTTTTGCCATACCCCTTTAATAGGGGTGGCTCGCCATATACTTCCGCTAATTGTTCTGTAGCATATTGAGACTTTTGTTGTATTACTTTATGAATTTCTGTGTTTAAAAATTTAGCTTGCATTGACTCAAATGAAATCATTTTTGATTGTAGTAGGGAGTGCCAACCCAAAACTCCTATACCTAGAGCCCTTTGATTTTTTGCAAAATTCATTGGAGCTCCCATAAAGGGTTTGCTTTTACATTTATCAATAAACTCAGTCATAACTGAATCTAAAAAATATGTTAAAGTTTCTACAGCGTCAGTATCTTTCCACTCATCATAATGAAGTAAATTCATAGAGGAAAGGTTGCATACAAAAGATTCATCCTTGTTTGAGTGAAGTGCTATTTCTGAGCATAGATTACTTGCATGAATATCCATACCCTTGTCTCTATAAACTTGAGGGGCATTTCTATTTACGGCATTTTTAAACATGACATAAGGATATCCGCTTTCAAATCGTTTTTTAATGATTGCTCCCCATACTTTACGTTTATCTTTATCTCCTGCAAGCATCTCCTTCATCCATGTGTCTGTAATTGTGACACCTATTGATAAATTTTGTATAGGGTGACCGTCTCCTCTAATTTGTAAAAATTCTAAAATATCTAAATGCTCTACTGGTAAATAAGCGGCGAAACTACCCCTACGAACATTAGATTGTGAAACGACATTTGCTATTGTTTCAAAAATTTCTAAAAAATGAACTGGCCCATTTGATTTACCACCACTGCTTATCTCGGCGCCTCTTTCTCTAAGTTCTCCAAAATATCCAGAGGTTCCTCCTCCGCCTTTTGTCATCATACCAACCTCTGAGCTTTTCTTAAGAATGGCCTCCATTGTATCTTCTATGTAAGAACCAAAGCAAGAAATTGGCAATCCCCTTTTTTTTCCAAAGTTGGCCCAAATTGGTGAGGATAGTGAATACCACCCTTTGGCCATATAACTTTGAAATTTTTCAGAGAATCCAGGTATAGCTAGAATCTTCTGGGCAGAATCTGCAATGATTGAAATTCTTTCCTCTGGAGTTTCGCCTTCTTCAAGATATCCCCTTTTAAGAAAGGTTCTTGAGTCCCTATTCAGCCAGTAAAAATCTTTGCTCATTTTATTGATTTAATGTTTTTAATAGTTCTTGAATAGTCTCAATTTTTGAATTGAGTTGATCTATATTAGATACCTTCTTTTCTATCTCTTCGCCTATGTCAGAGTGCTCGCCAACCCCAACTGGGTTAGAAAGGTATATCATTAAATCTTGTGTTTCTATGGCTTTTTGACCAATTAGTTTTTGTAATATCGCTTCTAAATAATTCATAATTAAAATAAATCGTCTTCGTCAAATGATTTGTCTTTTTTCGAATATTCGACAGGACGCTTGAAGAAGAAGTCTGTGGCGGAATTGCCTAACACATCTTCATCAAACCATATAGTAAGGTTTATTTTATCTTTGTCAACATCAAAAACCTTTTCGAATCCAATTTGTTCTAAAGATTCATTTAGTCTATTTTTAATAAATTCTTTTAGGATGTCTGCATTGAGGCCCTCTCTATTGTAATCACCAATAATCCAATCAATGATACTGGACTCTGCCTCAAAAGCACACTGAGCTTCTTCCTTTAACCTATCTGGTAGATCGGCGTTAAATAGTTCTGGATATTCTTCCCTTAAGGTATTTAGAATTTTTGTTCCAACTAGTCCATGGATGTTTTCTTCACGGCTTGTATAAGCTACTTGCTGGGCAGTGTCCTTTAGTACATTGTCGAATCTGTTGAACCAATTAATAATATAAAACTGGCTAAAAAGAGAAACATTTTCTACAAACAAAGTAAACAGAATCATTGAATAAATGTATTGCTTCTTATCGTCTTTGTAGCATTTTTCTAGATATTTTTTTAGGTAGTCAATGCGCCCTCTGATAATTGGCAGCTTTAAGTTTTCTTCGAAAACATCCTCTAATTCAAGCACGCTTAGCAGGCGCTCATAGGCATTATTATGGATGACCTCAATATTTGCCATAACATATCCAAGATCAGTGATTCCTGGATGAGGCAGGTGATTTCCTAAATTAGCCCAAAACTTCTTAACAGAAACCTCAACTTGACCAATGGCGGAGAGAGTTCTTTTTATAATCTCTCTTTCTTGGTCGTTAAGGTTTACTTTAAAATCTTGAACATCTGATTGAAAATTAAATTCTTTGTCTGTCCAAAAGCCATTGTGCATGGCGTTTACGAATTCATCCGTCCATGGATATAAATTCGGCTTCCTTGATACTTGTTCCTCGAATAACATATGTAGCTAAATTTACACCATCATATTTAAAAGTCAAGTATTTTTTGCAAAAACAAAAAAATATATTTTAGTGCTTGACTTTTCGTGTATTCGTTGTAAAATAATCGTATTACGAGTGAGCGAACGGAGTGAGCGAGTGAGTAATACATATATATTAAGTATTTAAAATACTTATAAGATATTTAATAAATATATAAAAAAATAAGAAAAAGTGCTTTTTTCTTGACATTAATATTCTTTATGTCATATATTAGATTAATATGATTAAATTAGAAGATTCTAAATACAGCTTTTTCCTATGCACGTCAGCTAATTGGTTCACAGTAGTCAAGGCAGAGTGCGAAGACGAAGCCTCGAGAAACGCCCTAAAAAAGATAATGGAAGGCCTCGAAGAGGGCGCTTTGATATCTCCTTGTATGAGGGTTAAAAAAATCAAAGAAAAATTTGAAGATTCGGATATTCTGATTAGAATAGATAAAATATTCGCAGATATGGGAATGCACGGAGATTCTAAATCTTTTAAAAAAATAATCAATAATTTA